TGATGTAACGACAGTCGCGTCAGTCGGTGCAAGTAATCTCACAACAGTTGCAACCAATGTATCTAGCATCAACAACTTTTCCGATAGATATACAGTAAGTGCAAGCACACCATCAAGCCCAAATGAAGGTGATCTGTTCTACGACACCACAAACAATATCCTCAAGTATTACACTGGCAGTACGTTTGTTGATACATCTGCTGCAACAAACAAGGTTCAGGTATCTAGCAACGACACAACCGCAGGATTTTTGAATGGCAAGTTAGTCGCAGGTGCGAATATAGGACTCACTGAGGGTAGCGATGGTGGTAATGAAACACTCACGATTGCGTACACTGGGGCAACTGGTGGTATTTCAGATGTAGTCGTTGACACTACACCACAGCTAGGCGGCAACCTTGATGTCAATGGTAACTCCATCGTATCAGTATCTAATGGCAATATATCAATCACGCCAAACGGATCGGGCAAAGTCATCCTTGATGGTTTATCGCATCCAACAGCGGATGGAACTGCGGGTCAGTTCTTGAAAACAGATGGCTCTGCTAATTTATCCTTTGCCAATCCAGGCTTCGTATTTACAAATCAGGCAACCACATCTGGAAGTAGTATCACATTTACTGGTTTAGGTGGGGCAAAAGAGATTATTGTTGTTTTATCTGGAGTGAGCGTCAACAGCACAGCCGATCTTAGGATGAGGATAGGAGATTCTGGGGGCTTAGAGACATCTGGCTACAATTCAAGTGCTGATAATCCAGGTCAGGGTCTTTTTGAGAACAGCACATTTTTTGAATTAGAAGGACACAACAGTAATGCATCAAGGTTTAGAGTTGGTGTGTTGAATTTATACAACCCAGGTGGCGGTGGTACGAATTGGTTTATCACAGGTACAACCAGAAATGATAGTGGTGATGGGCCGACCTTCGTGGCTGGAAGAAAGCAATTAACAGCCGCAATCACACAACTTTCGGTATTCCCATCATCAGGTAGTTTCGATAGTGGCAGCATATTTGTAGGAATCAAAACATAATGGACAACATCGTTCTTGATATTAAAACTGGACAAATCAGCGAGGGTCAACCAATGGCCCAGGTCAACGAGCCTGATGATATTGCACTGGCAAATCTACGCTCAAGACGTAACGCACATTGATCGAATCGCCGAGCAAGCAGCCAAACGTGCATTAGAGAAGGTCTACTCAGAAGTTGGAAAGTCTGTGATGAAAAAGCTGTCTTGGCTAATCGGTGCAATAGCACTCGGTCTGGCTATGTGGCTGATAGGGAATGGTAACTTTCCCAAGAGCTAAATCACCATAAACACTTAGAGGAGAGTGGCATGGCGAAGCATCATCAGGAATATCAAATATCACTTGAACGAGCGCAAAAAGTAGCAGCAGTGTGGGACAAGGCAACTAGTCTTAGAGAAGCCATGTCGATGGCTGGCATCAATATCAAAGACATGCGTACACTGTTCCGTTATCGTAGGCATGTTGAACAAATACTAGGCATCACCCTAGAGACTCACAAAAAAAATGAACATCTCGTACAATTCAGGCGCGTGCCGCAACGTACCAGGCGCGTTGATTTCAAGAGTGAAGCAATGATTATCAACTTCTCAGACTGCCATTGGTGGCCTGACCAGAAGCATACAGACGCACACATAATCATGCTCAAGATGATAGAAGAAATGAAGCCACATGGGGTGGCGTGTCGTGGTGACATGATGGATGGTGCGAGACTATCGAGGTTCGGCAAAAGGTATCTCGAAGATACACCAAGCACAGAGGATGAGGTAGAGACTTGCATGTTCTACATGGCCGAGATTGCAGATGTCGCAAAACAAGCTAGACGCAAGGTAGACTTGGACATCAATGTTGGTAATCATGAGCGCATCGAGATCGCCCTGGCTAACCTAGAGTCTGCTGAGTCAGAGGTTGTCAGTGGTCTGCTGGCAGGACTCAAGGCTTCCGAGAAGTCACCGATGGAGATATTCTTTCCAGACTGGCACATCGGAACATCAACCATCATCAATGATACTTTTCTGTGGAAACACAAACCGATGAAGGGTGGTACACATGCAAGACGTAACTCTACCCTGAACGCTGGCATCAGCATTGGCAACGGCCATACACACAGGCTGGGCGTGACATATATAAGTGATTACGCTGGCACTCGGCATGGTGTAGAATGCGGCACGCTTGCTGATCCTTTGTCAGATCAATTCCTATATACAGAAGATAACGCTACGGATTGGCAGCATGGCTTTGTCATTCAGATGTTCAATGGCAAAGATGTCGAGTCAATACCTGTGATTGTCCATGATGGAAAAGCCAGGTTCAACGGGAAGGTATATAAAGCATGAAGAAATGTTTCAACAGCGCAAATGATTGGTGTTTTTTTTATTGCGTAGCTACAATGATTGTAGGCGTATTTGGATTAACAATGTGGCTATTTACTTAGGTTTAGTGCATATCAAGTGGAATGATGCTTGTGAGGGTGATGAGCTAGAAGATATTGATGCTGATGAGTGTCAGCAAGAGTCGGCTGGTTTCTTGGTTAAAGAGACTAAGCAGAACTATTTTGTTGCGCGTGATTGGGATCATCTGAATGGCCAGGCAGCGCGTGTGATACGCATACCAAAAAAATATGTGTTAGATATAGTTGAGTTTGAGTGATGTTACAAGGATTTATACAGCCGATAGCGAACGTAGCTAAGACATGGCTACAGGGCAGAGCAGAGAAAGCTCAGATGGAGCTACAGGCAAAGCTAGAGATAGCCAAAGCTAAGGCAGTCATAGCCCAGAAGGTGGCTACTGGTGAGCTGGAATGGAATCAGACAATGGCTGAGGCATCTGCTAATTCATGGAAGGATGAATGGCTGACTATCCTGGTGTCTATTCCACTGATCCTGGCTTTCACTGGTCATGAGGATATTGTTATGCGTGGCTTTGCTGCACTAGACACTATGCCAGATTATTATAAAACTGCGGTGGGTGTCGTGTTTGCTGCTAGTTTCGGGATACAATCAGTCAAAAATATGATGAGGAAATGATATGCCAAAGCCAAAGGGTAAGAAAAAATATAGCGCAAAGCAGATGAAGATCGCTAGGGTTGCCGAGCCAAGGAACAGGATTACTGGTGCAGACTTTCGTTTGCTGATGTCGAATCGTAAAAAGACAGCGTGAAATACTTTGATATAACAGAGTTCGATTGCCAAGAAACTGGAGAGAATCAAATGGATAAGCAGTTCTTGGAGATGCTGGATGTCTTGCGTGAGAATTGCGGCTTTCCGTTTGTGATTACATCTGGCTACCGTTCGATTGAACATAGCATCGAGCAGCGCAAAGCCAAAGGTGGCACCCATACTCAAGGGATTGCATCAGATATTAAGATTAATGATAGCAAGAAGCGTATGATTATTGTGACAGAAGCATTACGTCTTGGCTTCACTGGAATTGGTATAGCTGATACATTTATACATGTGGATATTAGAGAAACAACACCAGTGATGTGGACATATGCGTAAATTTAAGAAGGTCAAGAAAGACAAAAAGTCTGGTATTCCTGAGAAGTATGTCAAGGGTAGTAGCAATCCTGATGCAACGCGCAAAGAGATACTGCGTACCAGGGCGAAATATAAGATGGGCTTGCTCACACCAGCAGAGATGGATCGAATTTCAAAGCAGAGGTCAAAGCGATGAGTCCAAAGTTTAAGAACATTCCTGGTGCTTCGCGTTTCAGCGCAAGCACATTGAATAAAGTTTACAAGCGTGGTTTAGGTGCTTACTATTCAAGCGGCTCACGACCTAAAGTATCAGCGCATCAGTGGGCAATGGGGCGTGTGAAGTCCTTTGTCAGTGGCAAGGGTGGCGCGCGCAAAGCAGATAAAGACTTACTGAAGGGGTAAAGATATGCCAATGGGAAAGGGAACGTATGGTTCTCGCGTTGGTCGTCCATCAAAAGCAGACATGAAAGATAAGCGTCTGAAAAAGATGGCGATGGATAAGATGAAGAAAAAGAAGCGTAGCTAGGCTACGCTCCTAAAGATTTCCAAAATTGGTGCAACTGCGTGAAACTCATCGTAGTCTTCAAACGTGCTTACCAGTAAAGAATCACCCAGCGATGCAATCACTGTATCGTGACCTTTACTGCTGAGTGTACCTGCGTATTCAAGCGCGATTTCATGAGAGTCAGTCACTATTGATTTAGTATATTGTGATTCCACTTTTTTTGCCCCCTGCGGCTTTGATCCATCCTCTGGATTCGAGAGCTTTTAAGTGTACTTGCACAGTCGATTTAGTGACACCAATTTTTTCTGCGATGGCAGACATTGTTGGTACAAAACCATGAATCTTTTGTGACTCAACCAGGATGTCATACACCTGGCGTTGCTTTTCTGTAAGTCCCTTGCGTACCATTTTATTTCACCTTGTCGATTAGAGTCATGTAAAAGTCCTTCACTGATTCCTGCTCAATGCTGCCAAGGTCTTCGATCACTTCTTTGTTGCTACTTCGCATGGCGATTAACATCTCAGTTTTTTTCTTTGCATCAAACTTTTTACTGTCAGCCATCTTTGCCATCAGGTTTTTGAAGCCATCGGCCCATTCAGGCAGTGTCTTGAATACCTTGGCCTCGTCACCATTCCAATGGTAGAGCTTAAAAACCTTTGGCTTG